TTCCGCCGCCGGAGCTGGCGACACGCTCCGCGCTATCGGCCTCGGCCTCGCTGGCCTCGCCCTCGTCTGGAAAGCATGGCGCGAACGCCCCGGAAGGCCCCAGCTATGACGATCGAAGCCTTTTATGCGAGGCTGGCCGCCGAGCTGGACCGCATCGGCGCGGCGATCCCGGCCGTTTATGAGCTGAACCTCGTCCTCGTACATCGAGAAAACCCGGCCGCTCATATCGTGTTCGGCAAGACGGACCCGCGCCAGATTGCGGAAGCGATCAGCGCCACCATAGCCAACCCCGGCCGCGTTGGGATCGCGAACGCCGCCGGCGTGGAGTTCGAGATATGAGCGTCTTGATCGGCCACGCGAAAGCGAACCGCGCCCTCGCCCATGGCTTCCGCCTTGAGGCCGCCCGCGCCGACGTCGAGGGACATTCCCGCACGGCCTATCAGCTCCGGCGCATGGCCTCGGCCTATGACACGGCCGCCGTCCAGCTCGAGGAGCAAATGCGCGCCGAGGCGTCGACGCGTTCCGACGTCGGCGACATGGGGCAGGGGAGCCGCGAGGCGTCGTTCGGGGGTGACGCGTGACGCCGGCCGACCTTCGTCCGATCGAGAAACGGGTGCTATCCTATCTCGACCAGCGGGGACCCTCGCACCGGGAGAGGGTCGTCGCCGACCTTGCATCCCCGGAAAGCCGCATAGGGCGTCGAGGCGGGATCAGGGGGAGTAACGGTGCAACGCCTCTCATATTCGGTTCGTGGACGCGCCGCCTCGCCAAGGCGGGTTTGATCCGGATGGAAGAGACGACCTTCCGCTATCGAACGAAGCGCGGCGGCGAGCGTGTGTCATGGTCCTACCGCCACCATGAAATCACGCCCGCCGGCCGCCAGCTCTTGAGGTCGGGAGCATGACGATCAAGGTTCCGCGCGGGATGATCCTCTATCGCGTCGAGGCGGAGCCGGACGGCGAGGGCGGCTATCGCTATCGCCCGTCGTTCCGCCGCGCTACAGGCGAGGACGTCCCTGATCCGGTGCCAGCGCCAGCCGCTACGGTCGATCCCATTCCCAGGCCGATCAAGCGCGGAGGCCTGCCCCGCCCAACGCAAGGGAGCCTGTTCTAGTGCGCCTCGTCGTCCTCGAATCGCCCTACGCCGGAGCCGACGCAATCGAGCTCGGATTGAATATCCGCTACGCCCGGCGCGCCCTCGGCGATTGCCTCGCCCGTGGCGAAGCGCCGATCGCATCGCATTTGCTCTACACTCAGCCGGGCGTCCTGAGGGACGGCGTCGCGGCCGAGCGCGCGAAGGGGATTTCCGCCGGATTCGCCTGGGGTGACCTCGCCGAGGCGGCCGTGTTCTATGTCGATCGAGGATGGTCGCCGGGGATGATCGAGGCGCGCAAGCGGTTCGAGAAAGCGGGGAAGCCGATCGAGGTTCGGGAGTTGAAGCCGAGTGAGTGAATCCTGCCCCCGGTGCGGCGTCCGCCCCGACGTCGATTGCCCCCACCGCCCAGGCGAAGGTCGGCCGCCGATCGCTATAGCCGAGCCCGGCGACAAGCCGGACGGGCGGCGCGGGGCGAAGCCGGGGAACGGCCTGAGTTTCCGGCGAGGGCAGAAATGAGCCTCGAGCAACGGGCGCGCCGTGCGTTCGCCGACGCCGTCGAGGGGCAGGGGCCATGCTGGCGCAACGCCGCCGACTCCATCCGGGCGGGCTGGGGCAACACATGGGTCGCCGCCGGGATCGCGGCGCTCGAGCGCGTCTTGCGCCACGTCCCCGACGAGGACGACGAGGAATGACCGACGAGCGCCCAGCCGCCGACGCCGAGATCCCGAAACGCGACCGCTGGGGCCGCCATTCGGACGGGTTGACCCATAAACAGCGCCGGTTCGTCGAGGAGTTCCTCGTCGACATGAACGCGACGCAAGCGGCCATTCGGGCGGGCTACTCCCCTAAGTCCGCCTCCGATATCGGCGACGAGAACAAGCGCAAACCCGCGATCGTCGACGCGATTTGCAAGGCGCTGGCGAAGCGGTCCGAGGAGACGGCGATCAACGCGAAATGGGTCCTTGCGCGTCTCGCCGACGCCGAGGGCCGGGCCGGAAAGAGCAAAAAGACGTTGGGGCACCAGCTCCGCGCCCTTGAGCTGATCGGCAAACACGTTGACGTTCAGGCCTTCCGGTCGCAATTCGGCATCAGCAACCCGGACGGGTCCCCGCTCGACGAACGGTGGGATTTCAGCCGGTTGACCGACGAGGAGTTTACCGAATTTGGCCGCCTTCTCCGCAAGCTCACCGCTGGGGACCGAGGACCCCACGAGCCGACCGGAGACGTGGACGCCGTCGCCGGGGGAGATACCGCCCCTCTCGCTTTGGGAAATGGAAGCGGAGCGCCGGCGCAAGGCGAGGGATCGGGAGGAGCTTGAACGCGACGCGGGCGCTATCCGTGCCCGGTGCAAGTCGCTCTATGCCTTCGTTCAGGAATTTTGGTCGGTCCTAGAGCCGGAGACGCCGTTCCTCGGCGGCTGGGCGCTCAAGGCCATGTGCGATCATCTGGAAGCCGTCACGCGCGGCGATATCCAGTATCTCCTCATCACCGTGCCGCCGGGCATGATGAAATCGCTCCTCGTCGCCGTGTTCTGGCCCGCCTGGGAGTGGGGACCGGCGGGGCGGCCGACGCTGCGCTACCTCACGACGTCGTTCAGCCGCCCGAACGTCATTCGCGACAACACGAAAATGAGGAAGCTCGTCGAAAGCGAGAAATATCAGCGGCTATGGGGCGACAAGGTCCGGCCGACCGCCAAGTGGGGCGAGGAGAAATTCGAGAACAGCGCGACCGGCAACCGGGAGGGCCGCGCGTTCGACTCCATGACCGGCGGGCGCGGCGATCGCGTGATTATCGACGACCCCCACTCGGTCAAGATGGGCGAGTCGGACGTTCAGCGCGCCCGCGTCATAACGACGTTCCGAGAGGCGATCCCGGACCGTCTGAACGACCTCAAGCGGTCGGCGATCGTCGTCATTATGCAGCGTCTCCACGCCGGCGACGTCGCGGGGACGATCCTCAAGCTCGGCCTGCCCTACGTCCACCTCAACCTCCCGATGGAATACGAGCCGGAGCAACATTGCTCCGCCCATATCGGCGGGCGGCTGTTCTTCACCGATCCCCGGACCCGGCCCGGCGAGCTGCTATTTCCGGAGCGATTCCCGCGCGCCGAGGTCGAGGCGCTGAAAAGGGTCAAGGGCTCGTATGCCTGGGCGGGGCAGTATCAGCAACGCCCCACCGCGCGCGAGGGCGGCCTGTTCAAGCGCCATTGGTTCGAGGGGAAAATCATTTCGCGCGACCGGCTCCCGGCCCATGTCCGCCGCCGCGTGCGTTCGTGGGATTTCGCCGCGTCCGAGGCGACGCCCGGAACCTCCCCCGATTGGACGGTCGGCGTCCGCATGTCGCGCGACGGGCCGGATTTCTACATCGAGCACGTTGTCCGGCTCCAAGCGACCGCCGGCGTCGTTCAGCGCACGGTGAAGGCAACCGCCGACGTCGACCCCACCGGGACGGTCGTCCGCATCCCCCAGGACCCATCCCAGGCGGGCAAGGGGCAGGTGCAATCCTATGTGAAGGCGCTTGCGGGGTACGCGATCCGGGCCGTCTTGACGTCGGGCCGTGGCGACAAGGTCGCTCGAGCGGAGCCTATGGCGATTCAAGCCGAGTTCGGTCATATCTACCTTGTCGAGGCCGCGTGGAACGAGGAATTCTTGGACGAAATCACCGCCTTTCCCACCGGGGCAAACGACGACCAAGTCGACGCGGCCTCGGACGGCTTCGACGAGCTGGCGGACGGGAGCGACAAGCCTTTCGAGAGCGAGAGCGCCGGGACGCGGGAGGTCGTCGCCCATGCCGGACGTGACTCCCGCTACCAATTCGGCGATAGAGACGGCGACGAGGACGAACCCGTTGGAGACTATCACTCGGCGAGGGGCATGACGAACGGGATTCACTTCTAATGGCGCTTGCCAACGCGATTCCCGGCGTGTTTCGCCGCATAGCCGAGGCCTGGACGCGCGCCTCGCCGATCCGGCAAGGATCGCCGGAAACCGAGAGCGACGGGCCGCTCCTCGACGGCGTCGTCTCCCGATCGACCGACCTCGTCCTCCTCGGCCAATCCCTCGAAATCTATACCGATCAGATTGCGGCTAACGACGATTCGATCCTGAGGCGCGAAGGCGCTCAGGATTTGAAGCTTTTCGACGCGCTCCTCGATGACGACGTCGCCATGTCGAACCTCCAAAAACGGCGGCTGGCGATCCACGCC